GTGTGCGCATGCGCACCGAAATGTTTAGATCTTATCTTCAAAAGTTTTTAGGATAAGGTCTATCTTCTCCTTTACACTAAAACAAGTGTTAGGGAAGATTCGACTAATAAATGATGCATTATCAAAATTAGTCGCTATTGTTCTGGATATGACGTTAGTCATATGCAGTACAATTTTCGTTAAGGGGTCACCCATCATGATGCCCCTTGACGTGGTGAATTCCCGTTTCTTATCTGAACTGGGTTCACCTATGGAGGATAATGGTCCTGTTGCGGACATAACCATCCTCCTTGGAGAGAAGCATGTCTTTGTGACAATATCTCTCAATACACGTGGAATACCGCATTTGCGCATCCATATGTCACCAACTATTATGGAAAATTCGAATTCCATATAGTCGGTAGCATTTTTGTAATCTGTTGAGGTTACAAAAATGTTTTTATACCATTTGTGCATGATTTTATGACCATGGTATACCTCCTCTCTTTGCTTTTGCGTGGAGAAGAGTGCTTCTCTCAAAGGTTGTTTAAAACAATCCTTGAAGAAGTTCCATCCGTGTGTGGCTTTTCCCATACCGGATGCACTGCTCGGGACCCCTTTCCTCAGAGGTTCCGCACAGATTTTATTGACCGTGTCTAGCACTATTTTTAGTGCTGCATGGCCTTTTGTGACCGTCCGGGCCTTCCCCGGTTCGTTCACAACGACAACAGATGCCTCTTTTAAAATGGCAGCTGGTGTTTTGAGTACATGTTCCAGACACGTCCAGAATATATACTCACCTGGTTCGAGGTTTTGGAGGTACTCCAATCTCTCGAATTGACCGGTCTCCAAGTCATATATTTGACATGGTACACCGGTTGACCCTAAGAAAACCATATCTTTTATGGCTTCTAGTGTCCCTCCTTCTGCTACTGATTTTTCCCAGCAAGCAGAAGTTGTTACTGTTACTCGCGCTTTTGTCGCAAGTCCAGTAAAAGCCTCCTTTGGCAGTTGTTCAACTACCAGAAGAGTTGCTTCCCTTAACACTTTCCTTTTTGTAGGAGTGTAAGGGACGGAAGGAGTCGTAGTTGCTTTATAAAAATCCAACTTCGACTTCAGTGTAACAAGCAGTGGCGGTTTACCACAACCCCTTGTTTGGCACAGGACACCAATCTTATAAATTTTGAT